TGCGATTGACGCGCTGGATCACGACGGGCCGGAACGTGCACGGGCGGTGCTGGACGCGCTGGTTCGGGTTTTGCCAAAGCCGGAAGCCCGGCACATTGATGCGGCAAAGAGGGCGGCACTATGAACACGACAACCCGAAAACGGATGCCGCCTTACGCAAGCGGCTTTATGTACGAGGACGACTTGCGCATTGCGATGGTCTACTTTGGCCCCGCCGCCTGGACGGCAAAGAAGGACATAAACAGCCGGTCGGTGATTTTGCCGCCGGACGAACCCGCGTCCGGCTATGATTGGCGGTTCCTGCGTGGCAATACAGTGGTGTGCAGTGCTATGGGGCCGACGGAACACGATTATAGGCGGCGTCTTGCGCTGGAGCTACTGCTTGCCGGTGCCACGTCGGTCATGATGATGCTGCCCAAGGAACCGGTCGTGCTGTGCAAGGGCACGGGGTTTGATTTGCAACTCGACGAATACATTAGGCCCAAGGAGGTTTATGTCCACAATCGCAGAAGGTGATGTCATGGAGGACGTGAACGACCTGCTGTCCAGCCTTGGGATTTCCGCGCAGGAAGCCAGCGTGGGGGAATTTGTCGATGAACCTGCCTATTTGCAGCAGCGGTATGTTTTTGCAATAGGTACTGATTGCTGTTTTGACCGGCAAAGCCACGGTTTCACAAAATGTGCGCACCTCAAGCTGGCCGCACCAAACGCCTATCCGGTCTGGCTCAAGTCGGCGGGGCGTGTTTCGGTCGAGGCGGATAAGATCGTGTTCGACCCGTCCCGCATGGCCGGGCCGGGTTACATCAATATGTTCTCCGGGTTCGAGACAATGCGGACACCTGGCGATGTCGAGCCGATGCTCCAGCATCTGTTTTCTTTGTGCGGGGATGATGTCGCCGTCTATGACTGGGTGGTCAAGTGGGTCGCCTACCCTTTGCAGCACCCAGGGGCAAAGATGAAGACGGCGCTGATATTTCATGGGCGCGAGGGCACCGGCAAGAACCTGTTCTGGGATGCGGTGGCCGCGATCTATGGGCGTTATGGCGTGACTATCGGGCAGTCCCAGATTGAGTCAGAGTTTAACGCCTGGATGAGCTGCAAGCTGTTCATCCTCGCCAACGAGGTGCTGAGCAGGCGCGAGCGCAGGCACATCAAGGGCAGGCTCAAGGCGCTGGTCACGGAGCCGACGGCGCTCATCAACCAAAAAAACATGCCGGTGCGCTGCGAGTCCAACCACGCCAACTTGGTGTTCCTGTCGAATGAAATCGATCCGGTTGACACCGACAAAAGCGACCGTCGCTATATGGTCGTGAACTGCGAGAAGGTGTTCGACCGCGACTATTACAAGCAGCTTGCGGACACCATCGATGTGCCCGCCCTGTACGATTATTTCCTGTCCGTTGAACTCGGCGACTTTTCCCCGCACACCCAGCCGTTGCTGACTGCCGCCAAGACCGAGCTGCTGCGGCAGAACATGCGGTCTGAGCAGGCGTTCATTGATGACTGGCTGGACGGTGAAATCCTCCACTACCCCAAGATGTCGGTGCCGTCGCTGATGTTGTATTGGGCCTATCGATGTTGGTGCGCAGAGCATGGCGAGAAATACCCGGCGACCGAAACCCGGTTCGGGCGGGCCTTGGCCGATGCCGGCATCCAGAAGACCAGGGCCAACGTGATCGGTGCAGGCGGCAGCAAGAAGGTGGTCATGGCGTGGGTGGACGACCCCAGAGGCAGCGTGTCAATTTTGAATTTTGATGGTTTTCAGCGGCTTATAGACGACGACAGGGAGCGGCTCAAGCTATAAGGACATAGTTGGACACAGTTGGGCAGGGTTTAGGACAGGGTTGGACATGGCGCAAACGCAAGCGCCATGCGGGATGGACATGGTTGGACAGGGTTTTTTGTGTTTGTCTCCCTATAGATAAGGCTATATCAATTCTATAAAAGATAAATATAACTATGTCCAACTATGTCCACTATGTCCATTACCAATAAATACGCGGGTTTCAGATGGACAGGGTTGGACAGGGTTGGGGGTTTTATGGACAGGGTTGGCGAAAAAACAGCGGCGCAAAGGCGGCTTGAACGGCGCAAGGCATACACCGCCTATCTTCGCTCCAAAGCTTGGCAGGCGCTCCGGGCCAAGGTGATCTTCCGGGACAGCGGGCAGTGCCGGGCGGCTTTGGCGGGCGGGAAGCGGTGCGGATCACGGCAGGGCGTCGAAGTCCACCACCTGACTTACGCACGGTTCGGGGCCGAGTTGATGACGGATTTGGTCGTGTTGTGCCACGACTGCCACAAAAGGGCGCACGGACGCGGGAAATACCGCGCTGGAGGCGCAAAAACGAAAAGGCAATAGTTTGGCTTGGTAGGTTTATTTATCGCCGTATGGCGCATTACAGGCAGGAATTAAAATTAGGCAAAAATATGAACACAAAAGCACTGACCGAACGTAAACCCCATGTTTCCATTATCAACGGCGAGATCAAAACCACGTCGCTGAAGGTGGCCGAGTATTTTGGCAAGCGGCACGATAACGTTTTGCAGGCAATTGAGAACATCGAATGCTCAGATGCCTTTCGCCTCCTCAATTTTAAGGAGGCATCCTACGAGGTCGATCAACCAAACGGCGGCAAGGCCAGTTATACGATGATGGAAATCACCAAAGACGGCTTCGTCTTCCTGGTCATGGGCTTTACCGGCAAGGAAGCGGCCAAATGGAAGGAGGCCTACATCACCGAATTCAACCGCATGGCCGAAGAGCTACAAAACAGAAAGGCGGATTTGGCAAGGCTCAAGACATCGGTCACGCAAAGCGCTGACAGGCTATTGGACATGATTGCCAGTCTGCCTTACAACTATGACAGGTTTTCCGCGCTTAGAAAGGAGTTGGATGATCTGAAGCTGTACATCCTGCGCTTCGAGGTGTTTGATGCGCACGCCGTGACGCTGCAAGAGTTCCAGTTCAAAATGCGCAACCGGGCGCTTGCGGAGCAATTGAACGCTAAAAAATTAAACTAACTGGATTAAAAATGGCAAAGACAGACAAAAAACTCGAACCACAAACAGACCTCTTCCCGGAAGATCCTGTGATTGGTGCCCTGGCAGTGACCGAGTTCAAGGCTTCTGGCGCGGAAGTGCAGGCCAAGCTGGTCGCCGTGACCAACGTTAACGACGTGGCGCGGCTGGACGCGGCGTGTTGGCGCAGGGCTGTGGCGGAGTGGCTGGTGGCGTTGCACCAGGGCGACCTTGATATGGCGTTGATTGATGTGAAAAAAGCCTATGTGCAGTGGGCGAACCTGAATGGGGAGTCGCACCGCGAGACGCTGCCGGGCGGTGATGTTGTGCCAATGCGGTGAGGGCATGAGATTCTGAAATGCTGAACAAAGTTATCTTGATGGGTCGGCTTGGGGCCGACCCTGAAATGCGTGCCATGCCGGGCGGATGGCAGGTCTCCACCATTCGGCTGGCGACCAGCAGACGCTGGAAGGACAAACAGACTGGCGAGCGGCGCGAAGAAACCGAATGGCATCGGGTCGTGTTTTTTAACCGGCTTGCGGAAGTGGTTAGCCAATACCTAAAGTCTGGCTCAAGGGTATATGTCGAAGGCCGGATAAGGACGCAAAAATGGCAGGACAAGGACGGCCAAGACCGCTACACGACCGAGATCGTGGCCGAGGAAATGCAGATGCTCGACTATGCTGCGAAAGGCGAAGGCCAGCCCGCTGAACGAGCAACACAAACTAATACTAATCATTTTGATGATGACATTCCGTTTTAGGGGTGGGTTATGGCAGACGAAATTGATGTTGTTGACGGCATCGAGCAGGCTATAAAGGACGGCAAAATTAGGGATATGCGCAGACAAGCGGCCAAGCTCGACACCACGAACCCTGGCGGCATTTGCCTGTCATGCGAAGAGAAAACCGGCCCGGATAGGCGGTGGTGTTCGGTGGAATGTAGGGATGCTTGGGAAACGAACAGATGATTAAATTAGATTCCAATGGGATAAACCAGCATGAACCCGGCGCATTGTGCAGCAGTATGGGACTGCTTAGCTACACGGCGCTTGTCCGCATAGTCGAGGACGGCGTTATCAATGCGCCAATCGAGAACGTCAATGGCTCGTCAATAGACATAACGCTAGATGCCGAAATTATGCTCGAAGACGATCCGAAATTTAACTCGGTCGTCAATTTGATGACAGGGGAAAGCGTCGAGATGCGCCGCCATGTGATGCTTGACGGGTTCGGATACCAGATGATTCCGGGCGAATTTGTGCTGGGTTCGACGCTGGAATATTTCAAGCTGCCGCTGAACATTAGCGCGGAGTTCAAGCTTAAATCGACGCTTGCACGGAACGGACTGGAACACTTGGCAGCAGGGTGGATAGATCCGGGATTTCATGGAAACTTGACTCTGGAGCTGATTAACACGACCAAGCGGCACAGGCTGGTGATTGCGCCCGGCATGAAAATAGGTCAAATCGTATTTTTTGACCATGAACAGATACCAGCGGAGGTCGAATATGCCGCCCGTGGGCAGTACCAAGGGCAGCGCGGGGTTGTAGTTGCAGGGAGATTGAAGTAATGGCATTGCCGACTAAAGAGCAGAAAGAAAAATTCTGTCAACTCATTGTGAATGGCGAGAGCAAGACGAATGCTTATCGCGCCACTTTCCCAAAAAGTGAAAAATGGGTGCCTGGGCATTTGAGCAACCAAGCTTGCAGGTACTCCAATCAGCCCGAAATAGTTGAGAGGATAAGACAGCTTAAGGCAGAGCTGGCGGAGCAAGGCCTTTGGTCTCGACAAGAGAGCGTTATTGCATTGCGCAATGTGGTGGAAAGTGCGAGCGCACCCAAAGATATTGTAGCGGCGGTTAAAGAACTGAATGCAATGCATGGGTATAGTGAGCAGAAGGTGCGGCATGAGTTGGGCGGTACGATAGCAGAGCGTCTTTTGAAGGCGCGTCGTAGTATCCATGATGACGAATGATGATGCGGCACTTGCCGATGCGTGCGCCAATTTTTATGACGACCCGCTTGGGTTTGTCATGTTCGCTTATGACTGGGAACGCGATCCGGCGCTGCAAGTCGTCAAACTCCAAGAACCTTGGCGCACACAGTTCGGCATGGAATATGGGCCTGATAAATGGGCTTGTGAGTTTCTCGAAGAGGTTGGAGCCCAGGTTCTGGCGAATCGGTTCGACGGGAGAACAGGTGTGGCCGCGCAACGCCATGCAATATGTTCGGGCCACGGTATCGGCAAGTCAGCGGTAACTGCGTGGCTAGTCAACTGGATAATGTCAACGCGGCCTCACAGCAAGGGCATTGTGACGGCCAACTCAGCAGACCAACTTGCAAGCAAAACGTGGGCCGAGATAGCGAAATGGACTAAGCGTTGCTTAACAAAACACTGGTTCAACGTCTCCACAGGCAAGGGGGCCATGCGCATGGTGCACGTTGAAAGCCCGGAATCTTGGCGGTGCGACGCGCAGACCTGCAAAAAAGAGAACTCCGAGTCATTTGCCGGACTCCACGCGGCGAGTGCCACGCCGTTTTACATCTACGATGAGGCCAGCACAATTCCGCCTGCGATATGGGATGTTTCGGAAGGCGGATTAACCGACGGTGAGCCGATGTGGTTTGTGTTCGGCAACCCCACCCGGAACTCCGGGAATTTCTTCGAGTGCTTTGGCAAGAAACGGCATCGATGGAAAACCCGGCAGGTTGACAGCCGGACGGTGCAAATAACGAATAAAGATCTGATCCAGGAATGGGTAGACGACTATGGCGAGGACAGCGACTTTATGCGGGTGCGGGTGCGTGGCGTGTTCCCACGTGCGTCTTCGCTCCAGTTTATTGCCCGCGACATTGCAGACAAGGCGGCAACGCGTGAGGTTCCAGATCAAGTTGGGATGCGTCCAGTTATCGGCGTTGATGTGGCGCGGTTTGGTGATGACCAAAGCGTTATAGTTACGAGGCTCGGCAGGGATGCGCGGTCTTTTTCTGCCCAGAAATATCGCGGGTTAGACAATATGCAATTAGCGGCACGAGTTGCCCAGCACATCAACGCGTTAAAAATGGGTGGGGTTGCGCCGATATGTTTTGTTGATGGAGGCGGCAATGGTGGAGGCGTTATTGACCGGCTTAATCAGTTGCATTTTGATGTTATTGAGGTGCAGTTCGGCGGCGGTGCAGACGACCCGATTGAATACCTGAACAAGCGTGCGGAAATGTGGGGCAGGATGCGGGAGTGGCTAGATGTTGGATGTATCGAAAATGACGAGGAGTTGATTACCGACCTCACTTCGATAGAGTCAGACTATACCGATAAAGATCAAATCAGGCTCGAAAAAAAGGAGGCCATGAAAAAGCGCGGCCTTGCGTCGCCGGATTGGGGCGACGCGTTGGCGCTGACCTTTGCACAGCCGTTTGCGTCTCATTTCGTGGTGGCTGGCAAAGGCCATGCTAATACAGGGGCGATTAGGGATTATGATCCTTATGCCGCATAACTCTTTCGCCGTCGAATAGGCCCCAATCAGTGATTTGGTAGACCCCGTGATTGCCTTCGGTGCGCGTCCAGTTGATGTGCACACCGAAGTAATCGCGGGCGTGTTTTAGCACCCTAGCCACGGTTGCCCGACTAGTGCCGGTAACATGGATTAGTTCGGCCATTTCCGCGCCGCCTGAGCCGATGATGGTCAAGATGGTTAAGAGCGTGAGCGGATCGACGAGGGATAGGCCGTCTTGAGCTTCTGAGTTTCGGCGGCTCATTGGTCTACAAAGCTGTAAAGGTGCAATTCTACAGCCTCAAATTTGGGTGGCTCACCTACTGGCGAACGATTGGCGTTCTCGAATACGCCGATCACCATGTGCGGCGCAAGCCGCATTGCGGCGGCAGGATGCACAACAACAGCGCCAGTAAAGGGCGTGTCGTGCGCAACAGCTGCGCCGTCTACGAATCCGACCGATACCGCAAAGGCGTCGGCATCACCGACATGAACCAACTTAAAGCCCTTCGATTCGGCAAGTTCGTGCTGCCGAGGTGTTGGCTCATGGCGGGAAATAAAAGCTAAAAATCCATTGTCTTCCATTTTTTCCTCTGTTTTAATTGAATAGTTGCGTCGGGAATAAATCCCGACGCGCATCAAAGTATCGTATCCTACATTGGAACACTTCCTCCCGCTCGTGGAGGCGCGCGCTTCACGTCACATCTGGTTGCGCAATGCCACATCCAGCGTGTCGCCGGTTCGGAGGTTGTTCGTCCGCACAGGCTTCCGATGACAGCTCGCCGGTTCACGGCTTCTTTGTGTCGTCACCACACTTTGCAGCGGCTAGCTTCCGTCCCATCGGCGACTTCGGCCCTGTTTTCAGGCGACTTGAGTATGATATTTAAAAAATTATCATCTGTACCAGATGACAATATTGTTGCCAAAGCTATTGGTTCCTGACCCCAGCCCAAGCCCACTGTCCATTTGCAACTATATACCGATCTATATTAGAATATTATAATATGCGTACTTTCTAATATGTGGTATAACCGCTCAAAAATCACAGAAGGCTTACACATGTGCTCATCTGACCCCCCCAAAATGCCCAAGCCTCCGCAACTGCCGAAGGTTCCTGATGCTAATGTATTCAAGGAAAAAAACAGGTCAGACGCACTAAAAGGCTTTGGCGCTGGCTATGCCTCAACTATCCTCACAGGCTCAACCGGCACACAAACGCCGTCCAATCAACTCGGCTCGACATCGCTGTTAGGCAAATGATCGACGACCGCACGACATACACTCGTTGCACCCAACGCTGGGAAGCCCTCAAGCAAGAGCGCTCGCCCTGGCTGTCCCACTGGTCGGAAATTGGCGGGGTACTGCTTCCGAGGTCTGGTAAATTTCTTTCGGGCCGCGACTCAAACAGAGGCGGCAAGCGCAACCAAAAAATCTACGACAACACCGCAACACGGGCGCTAAGAGTGCTGGCCGCTGGCATGATGGCGGGCATGACTAGCCCGGCGAGGCCTTGGTTCAGGCTCGCCACGGCGGACAAAGCGTTGATGGAGTACGGGCCAGTCAAAGAGTGGCTCAACGATGTGACCGAGCTGATGCGCGACATCTTCCAGCGCTCTAACACCTACCGCTCACTGCACCAAGTCTATGAAGAGCTGGGCGCATTTGGGACGGGTTGCTCAATCATCACCGGCGATTACCGGCGCGTAATCCATCACACCACGCTTACGGCTGGCGAATATTGCATAGCGACCAATCACTTGGGTGAAGTATCGACGCTATACCGCGAGCTTGAGATGTCAGTTGCAAGCATGATAGAGCGCTTTGGCCGCAAAAAGTGCAGCGACTCGGTGCGCAACATGTACGACCGGGGGCAGCTAGATAGTTGGGTGACAGTGATCCACGCAATAGACCCGCATCAATACCGCGATCTGAGTAAGCGCGACAACCGCAATATGCCTTATATGTCGGTCTACTTCGAGGCGGGCAAGGGCTGTGAAGAGCCGCTATCAGTGTCGGGCTTCCGGCGCTTCCCCGCGATTGTGCCACGCTGGTTCCAAGCCGCACAAGACATCTATGGCAGCAGTCCGGCAATGGATGCGCTCGGAGACATCAACCAGTTGCAACACGAGCAATTGCGCAAGGCGCAGGCTATCGATTACCAGACCAAGCCGCCACTACAAGCGCCGATCTCGATGCAATTCCGGGACATCAATAGTTTGCCGGGCGGGGTTACGTTCGTCGATGGGATGCAGACGGCATCGATTAAGTCGCAGTTCGAAGTCAATCTTAACTTGCAACACTTGCTGCTAGACATCGAAGACGTGCGCGACCGCATCCGTAGCGCGTTCTATTCAGACTTGTTTTTGATGTTAGCAAACGACACGCGAAGCGGCATCACGGCGACTGAGATAGCAGAGCGGCACGAAGAAAAAATGCTGATGCTTGGCCCGGTGCTTGAGCGCCTGAACAACGAGATGCTAGACCCGATGATCGACATCGTCTTTGCGCAGATCGTGGAATCGGGGCTATTGCCGCCGCCGCCGCAGGAAATGCAAGGGCATGAGATCAACGTGCAATTCGTCTCGATGCTCGCCCAGGCACAGCAAGCAGTAGGGCTTAGCTCGATTAGCAGGCTGCTTGGTACGGTCGGCGCTGTGGCACAGATGCAGCCGTCCGCGCTCGACAAGCTGGACGGCGATCAACTGATCGACAAGGCTTCGGACATGCTCGGAGTAGACCCCACACTCATATTAGCCGATGACAAAGTGGCGATCATCCGCGCCGAACGGGCCAAGCAGCAACAAGCCATGCAGCAGGCGGCAATGATGCAGCAGGGCGTGGCAATGGCCAAGCAAGCATCTGAAACGGATACCGCACAAAAGAACGCTTTGACTGATGTGATGGGTATGTTTAGCGGCTATGGCGGGATGCAATGAGTATTGAGCGCGAAATCCAAAAAAAGCAGCTTATAGCCGTGCTGGACACGAGCGAGGGCCGCGCCGTGCTGTGGCGGCTGCTTGAGTCAACCGGCCTGTACCGTAGCAGCTACACCGGCGACGAGGGCACATATTTTAATGAAGGCAGGCGCAATGTCGGCCTTGAATTGTTGGCGCTAATCAACAGCGTAGCGCCGGACAAATATCCACTAATAATGGCAGAAAACACACATGACAGACACAACAGAGACGACGGCAGCGCCTCCGGCTCAGACTGACGCGCCGACAACAGGCGGCACGCCAGCACCAGCACCCGTACCAGCGCTAGAAGCCAAAGCGGACGCAGGAACGGAAGGCGCACCGGCTCCAGCGCCAACTCCATCTGTGCCGGAAAAATACGATTTTGCGCTGCCAGACGGCATAGCGCTAGACGAATTGGCGGCGACTGAGTTTAGCGCGCTCGCCAAAGAGCTTGGCATGAGCCAAGAAAAGGCCCAGGCCGTGGCTGACATCGGCGTGCAAATGATGTCGAGGCTACAGCAGGCGCAAGCGGCGGCGCGTGATGCGCAGGTGGCAGAATGGGTGCAAGCCGCTCAAACAGATGCGGAATTTGGCGGCGTTAAATTCGACGAAAGCGTGGCAATAGCAAACCGGGCGCTTGATGAATTTGGCGGGGCCGAACTGAAGGAGGCGCTGAAAGCTACGGGCATGGGCAACCATCCTGAGCTAATCCGCGCTTTTTACCGCGTCGGCCTGAAGATCAGTGATGACGCAGTGCATAGGAGCGGGGCGGGCGGTAGTGCGGCTCCATTGTCGATTGCACAGCAGATGTACCCAGGCATGAACCCCTGATTGTTTTTTTAACCGAGGATAAGAAATGGCGACATTATCGACAGGCCAGCTAACACTGGCGGACATGAGCAAGCGGATGGGGCCTGACGGCAAAGTTGACCCTATTGCAGAACTGCTTTCACAACAAAACATGGTTCTTGAAGATATTGTGTGGAAAGAGGCCAACCAGCCCACTTCTCACGTCGTATCGATCAGAACCGGATTGCCGACAGTCTATTGGCGTCAATACAACGCTGGTGTTCCTTCGGCAAAATCAACAACTGCGCAAATCACTGAGCCATGCGCAATGCTCGAAGCTAGGTCACACATCGACAGCAAGTTGTTGCAACTCAACGGCAATTCAGCCGCATTCAGACTGTCCGAAGAAAGCCCTTTTATCGAAGCGATGGGCCAAGAAATGACCAGCAAGATATTTGCTGGCAACGTTGGCACCGACCCCAAAACGTTTAGCGGCCTTGCGACGCGGTTTAGCTCTACGTCCGCAGGCAACGGCGGGAACGTGATTCTGGCGGGTGGTGTAGGTTCGGATAACGCATCTATGTATCTGGTCGTTTGGGGTGAGCAGACTGTTTTCGGCACTTTCCCCAAAGGCTCAAGGGCCGGATTGTCAAGCCGCGATCTTGGCGAGGAATCGGTACAAGACGCATCAAGCAACTGGTATCAGGCGGCTCGTTCACTCTTCCAATGGGATGCCGGTTTAGTCGTCAAAGATTGGCGCTATGTCGTCCGCATTGCAAATATCGACGTGTCCGATTGGGTTGGCGTGACCGGGACGCAAGCAACATCAGCAAGCACTAACCTCATAAAATTGATGATGAAGGCGCAAGCCCGCATCCCCAACATGAATATGGGCCGTGCGGCGTTTTACTGCAATCGCTCGATTCAAGAAGGCCTGATGATACAAGCCCTGGAAAAATCAGCATCTGTTCTTGCCGTGCAACCAGCGCTTACCCAGTTTGGCAATAGCATCAACAGCCTGAATTTTATGGGCATCCCTGTGCGCTGCGTTGACCAGTTAGGCATCGCTGAATCCCTTGTTTCCTAATCTGGAGTGCTAACATCATGATGACAGACGCATTTTTACAACTTTCTTCCTCCCAGGCCGTGACGGCCTCGGCGGTTTCAACCAACACTATCGACCTGTCCGTTGCGCGTGATATAGCGGTAGGCAAGCCGTTATATCTGATGATAACGGTGGACGAAGCGGCGACTGCGGCGGGCGCGGCAACCGTGACTTTTCAGGCCATAACTTCGGCTGCTGCGGCGCTTACAAGCCCAACAATCGTGTCTCAAACCGATGCAATCGGAAAGGCCGAGCTGACGGTCGGGCACGAGCCAATCATTATCCCAATCGCCCCCGCATTGCTCGCCGCCCAGCCGGTCGGACAGCGCTATTTAGGTGTGCAATACACCGTGGCAACCGGGCCGCTGACTGCCGGTAAGTTCTCTTGCACGGTGGTTGCTGATGTACATGCGAGCAATATTAACTACGCCTCCGGCTTCTCGGTAGCATAGTTATGGCCCTGTATGTGGCGACTCAAAAGGTGTGGATTTCGCATCAATGCCGCATGGTTGACGAGGGCGAGGAGTTTGAAGCAACGTTCCCGGATGGCATGGTGTTGTCCGGGAACATCAAGCTTGTCGATAAGCCAGCAAAGGCAAAGAAACAGGAGGGCAAAGTAGATGGCTGAAATAGCTAAGACGATGGACAAATCGGCTCAGCCGCTCGATCCGGGCGGCTGGGTCATTGTTGCTTGGCAGAACATGGCAAACGGCGACACTGGCGAAGTTGTCGAACTCGTCCAATTCGCAGACCGCTCCGTACAAGTGGCGGGCACATTCGGCTCAGGCGGGACGTGCGTCATACAGGGCAGCAATGATGGCGTGAACTTCAACACGATCAATGACGCGACTGATGCGCCCTTGTCGTTTTTGACGGGCGGGTTAAAAACGATTATGGATGTGCCGCGCTATATCCGCCCGGCGGTTACGGCGGGTGACGGGACAACCAGTTTGACCGCAACCATGCTGTTCAGGAGGCAAGTAAAATGACGGAAGTTGTAAAACTAACGAAATTGCAGGCCGCCGAAGAGGTGGCAAAATTGCGCCGATTGTTTGCCGGTCTGTTCGCAATTGAGGAAGAGCTTTTTACAGTCGGCTCACTTGAGCAGGCGGCATCAGAAGCGGCGGCCAAGTTGTCATTTGCTCAGGAGTCGGTAAGGCTGTGCGAGGATGATGTTGCCAGGGCAAAGGCTGATATTGACGATCTACTCCCCCAGATAGGCCTTGCCAAAGGTGCAAAAGTCGATGTTGACCATGTACTTTATGCGGCCAAGCAACGCGCCGACGAACTTGTGGCAGGCGCAGAAGCACATGCCGCGCAAACATTGGCGGCAATGGAGGCGGATAAAGCCCGTTTGCAAAGCGAGATAGACGCGCTTTCTTTGTCAGCCCAAAACTACAATCAATTAGTCATAGGCTTACAAGGCCAGGCATCGGCTATTTCGGCAGAAATAGCCGTGCTTGAAACAACGCGGGATTCGGTAACAGCGGCAATTCAAGCGCTCAAAGATAAGTTATGAGCAAATCGAACACGTTTGAGAACGACCTGCTGCTGTTGATTTTCAACAACACCGACATTGCTAACATTGGCGACGCTGGCGGGCTAAGGGGTTCGGCAACGGCTGGCAGCCTGTACTATGCCCTTCACACCGCCGACCCCGGAGAGGCTGGCAGCGCTATCACAAGTGAAACTGCATATACAGGTTATGCGCGTGTTGCAAAGGCGCGTAGCGGGGCTAATTTCGTGGTGTCAGGCAACAGCGTTAGCCCGGCCGCAGACGTGACTTTTGGCGAATGCACGGCAAGCGCAGGCGGTAACCTGACTCATTTCAGCATTGTTAACACGTCGAGCGGTGCGGGTAAAATCCTGTTTTCAGGGACACTTACGCCAAACGTGACGATGGGTGTTGGCACGATACCGATTATCAAGTCAACATCAACAATCACCGAAGATTAAGCATGTCCTACTTCGCAGACCGCGTAAAAGACACGACCACCACAACCGGCACGGGCAACATCACGCTGTCCGGCACTGCGCCGACCGGTTTCCAGGACTTCAACACGGCGTTTGGCACGGGCAAGCCATTTTATTATTGCATATCTGCTGGGGCAGAGTGGGAAGTGGGCGACGGCTATTTAAGCGCATCGACAACGCTAGTCCGGGACAACGTCATAGCAAGCAGCAACTCTAACGCGCTGGTTAACTTCAGCGCCGGGACAAAGACGGTTATATGCACGCTTCCCGCAGTGGCGGCTAGAAACACTCAACTAGGCCGGTTCGTTTCGTCGATGACCGGGCAGAATTGGCTATAAGGATACAACATGGCAGGCAACAACGACCCTCTATACTCAAAAGTCCCGTACAACGGCTCACCCGTGGCGATAACCGCCGCCAACACATCATCACAAGGCGGGGGCACGATTGGCACTGACATATTCTTGGCGTTCACCGCCGACGCGACCAACGGCTCGTTTGTCCGTGATGTAAGTTTAATGCCCACGGCCAGTGCGGCAGGGACGGCGACAACGGCGACGGTGGCGAGGGTGTTCTTGTCCACCAAGACATCCGGGGCGACGGCTTCAACTGACACGCATTTATTGGCCGAAGCCACGCTTGCATCACAGACCGCAGACAGCACCAGCGCGGCTGTTTCTCCAGTGGTGATACCGATAAACAGGGGGCTTGCACCGGGCGAAACAATCCTGATAACCAACCACGCCGCACCTGCAGCCAACACCTCATGGAAGGCAATCGTTACCGGGGGCAAGTACTGATGCTAAAGTTCCCTATAACGTTTGTTTCCGGCCGGGAAGGCGACGGCTTCATGTTCTTGCATGACGAGACGATGCAGGTCGTGAAGGTGACCGACATTGACGGCGTGGAGATACCAAGCGATCCGCCATATTCTTACTACTGCACTGGCAACAACGTGTTTGTCGAACCGGCGCTTGTTGCCGACCCGCCCGCACCACCTGCACCAATTGAAACCGAGCTTACCGTGCTGGAGTTTAGGAACCTGTTCACTCAACAGGAAAAGGCAAGCATTTACTCGCTCGCAAAGCTGAACCCAATGGTCGAAGCGTGGCTTGGCGACTTAGCGGCGGCTAAGACGGTGGTTCTCCAGCACCAACAGACAATCGATTCCGTCAACAGCCTTGCGGCGCTTGGTGCGATAACGCTCGAACGGGCGGCGGAGGTTTTGGGTGCTTGACCTATACGACATCCCAGGCCGGTTCGGCATAGCTGACCAACAGATATTCTATGCAAACACCGATTGGCAGCCGTGGTATAAGCCGCGTGGCAAGTCTATGGTGCATATCTTTGCGCTTGGCGGTGGCGGTTCCGGGGGCGGTGGCCGTGTAGGTGCTGCGTCTGCGGCGGGCGGAGGTGGCGGTGGGGCTTCTGGACAACAGGCTTCAATAACTTTTCCATTGTACCTTTTGCCAGATGTGCTTTGGGTTAAGTGTGGCACGGGCGGCGCATCACCCGCAGGTGGAGTCGGGGGCAATGCAGGAAACCCGACAAACATAGCTATAAGCCGCAACACGGGCGCAAATGACATCATTATAAATGCGCAGGGCGGCAACGCCGGGGCGGTTGGCGGCACGACCGGGGCGGCTTCGGCTGGCTCATCGACTACAGGTTCCGCAATAGCAAACTGCCCGCTTGGAATACTGGGCGGCATTATGGCGACCGTCACGCTCGCAACGCAAGCAGGTGCGGCTGGCGGCACGGCTACAACGGGCGCGGCTGGATCAAATATCATTTTACCAGTGACCGGCCTTGTCGTGACCGGGGGTGCGGGCGGCGGCGCAATAGGCACGGCTGGTAATGGGGGAGCGGGCGGCAACATCACCGGAACGGCTAGTACATCATTCCCCACGCTGTCCGGCGGCGCGGCAAGTGCCGGGGCTGGCAACAATGGACTCGCAGGCTTCAAGTGGCCTTCGTTCATGGGCCTGATGTACAACTACGGAGGCAGCGGCGGGGGCGGCTCAGGCTTCAACTCTGCGACAACCGGCGGCGACGGCGGCCAAGGTGGCTATGGCTGCGGCGGTGGTGGCGGCGGCGCGGTGCTAACCGGCGGCACTGCCGGACGTGGCGGCGCGGGCGGCAATGGCCTTGTGATAATCACCTGCTGGTAGACAAATGATACCGTCCGGCGGCTCGCTTTCCGAGTTTGCGCTTAGCGAAATCGAAGCAACCGGGACGGCCACAATTGTTGAGACGGTCGGCTCAAGTTCAGGCACCAGCACAGTAACAGGCGTAGGCCAAGCCCAGGCCAATAGCGTCGGCTCAAGCGCTGGGGCAAGTGTGGTGTCAGGTGTAGGCGCGGCAATGGTGTTTGCTGTCGGTTCCAGCACTGGCACATCCACAGCAACGGGAATTTCAGATAATGGCGGGGCAAGCCCAAATGACGGGCAGTATTACATAATGCGCAGAAGACGGAGGTAGGCGTGGCAAGCGTGGTTGATATTTGCAATTTGGCACTCTCGCACATTGGCGACGAGGCCAACGTGTCGAGCATAGACCCGCCAGAGGGATCGATGCAGGCCGATTTATGCGCAAGGTTTTACCCAGTCGCCCGTGATGTGTTGTTGGAGATGCACAACTGGACGTTTGCGGTGGTGCGCGTGGCGCTTGCCGAAGTTGACAACGACCTTGCCGACGTGTGGGCCTACGCTTACGCCATGCCGTCCGATATTGTCAGGGCTATGGCCGTGTATCCATACGAATGCACCGATGACGACAAAGGGGCTGATTACATTATCGAGTCGGGGGTGATCTATACCAACGAATCGGCGGCAACTATCCGATATGTCGCCAAGGTAACGGACACCACGAAGTTTACGCCTATGTTCGTTTCGGCCTTATCGTGGCTGCTTGCCTCTTACTTGGTCGGGCCTGTTACGAAAGACCCAAACAGGCGGGATGTGGTATATAAGCATTTCCTTATGGAGTTAGCCCGCGCAGCGGCAGCAAATGCCAATTCGGTGAAGCCGGTGCGGATGCATACGCCAGATTTTATAGGGGCTAGGTAATGCCCACGATCAGAACCCTACAGCGGTCATTTTCGGGTGGAGAAATCACGCCGGAACTGTTCGGGCGCGTCGATTGGCCGAGGTTCCAGAACGGCCTCGAAACATGCCGAAACTTTATCGTGCTGCCACATGGCCCGGCGGTCAACAGGCCCGGCTTGAAGTACATCTTGCCAGCCAAACACGCCGACAAAAAAAGCCGACTGCTGCCGTTCTCGTTCAGTTTGTCGCAGACCTATATCCTAGAGTTCGGCGACCAGTACATCCGGTTCTTTACGGGCGGCGATTCATTGCTCGAAGCCACCAAGACCATTACCGGCGCGACCACCGCAAACCCATGCGTGATAACCAGCGCGGCGCATGGCTACAGCAACGGCGACTGGGTGTACATCACCGGCATTGTCGGCATGACCCGGCTAAACGGCAGGTTCTTTAAGGTCGCAAACAAGACGGCAAACACCTTCGAGTTGACCGACCTGTTTGGCGCCGCCATTGATTCATCGGCATTCGGCACCTACTCATCGGGCGGCACGGCTGGCAAGGTGTACGAAATATCGTCCCCATACCTCGAAGCCGACCTGATGGACATCCAATTTGCGCAAAGCGCGGACGTCCTCACGTTGGTCCATCCAAGCTATGCGCCGCGTGAATTGCGCCGGGTTGCAGCGGTGAACTGGACGCTGACCACAATCACGCTAAACGCCAACATTGCCGCGCCTACCGGCGTTTCTGCCACAGCTGCACCAGCATCGGGAGCAACCGTCTACACCTACGTTGTGACCGCTATTGCAACGGAAAACCTTGAAGAGTCGCTGGTTTCGAGCGAAGCCAACGCCACTAACAACCTGACCGTATCGGGCAACAAGAACACCGTCAATTGGTCGGCTGTGACCGGGGCCGTGCGGTACAACATCTACCGGAAAATAAATGGC